TCGCAGTGCTATTTGGTGGGTGCGGCGACAAGCAGATCGTGGTTCCTACCGCCCATGAGTGTAACGCGCTTCGTATTGTGGGTATGGATGAACCGACGCCTGACATTACGCACACGTGCGGGGTGTTACCACTGGTGAAGGACAGTCCGTTGACCAAGGCTCAAGATGAACTCGATGCTTTGATGACTTCGTTGGAGTGCAAGAATGCCAGACCAGTGGCGTCGTTCATCGTGAATACGGTGGAGCCGCTGGTGGAGACATTGATGGGTAGTGAACGTCCACTGCTGAGACTCGCTGGTACTGCCTTGAAGGCATCGTTTGCAGGCCCGAAAGTAATGCTGGAAGTGGGTCGCAATTGCCCCGGTGGCCAGAACTAAGGCGACAGGTCATGGAAGTGTCGTGGTGCTGGACGTGCCGATGCAGCGTGCATGGATTTGCGAAGAAATGTCCACGGTGTGGTAGTCCGTTGGATAAGGTTTTGAAGGAACGCAAGGTTTGACGGGATGGGTGATGCCGACTAAGGCAAACATGCTACCTCTGGGCTGGGGAGTCAAAGGGGTCATCGCCAAGCGGTTAGCTCATCCCGTCAAAGGGAGTATGTGATGGCGTTTGAACGTCTACAGGAGCTAGGCGAAGAAAAATTCGGGAAGATTTTGAATCTGCTGATGCGAGGACATACCGCGATGGGTGTGGCTCGGACCCTTCAGCAACCACCGCCAGCCGGGTGGGGGCTGTTTAAGGGGCAGTCTGAGCGGACGTTGACCCGGCAGTTGACCCGGTTACGGTCTCATGCCGCAGAGGGTGCCTTCGGCCCAGAAATTGCCCAGCAAATTGCGGCGGGTGCGACTCCGCAGATCAAGTTGCTGGAGAGAGTGTCCGTCCCGGTGATTACACGGCTGGAAGAAATCTCCGAAATCCAGCGGAACCGCATCCTGAAGCTGGTGGAGAAAGAGAAATTGTGGGACACCACCAAGCCCATCATGAACGAAGTGCTGGAGGACTACCGCAAACTCCTACTGGATATTCAGAAAGTTAGGTTCGATCTAGGTCTGGACGAATTCAAAGGCCCGGTGAACATGACGACGATGCGTGGGGCGGCACAGTCTGTGACTATGCCTGACGGCACGAACGTCCAGAAGCAAGTGTTCGAAGCGATCACGATGGTGGATAGTATCTTTGACGCGAGGAAGATACCGCGTGGCGTTAATACTCAAACGTAAACGCCGCTTTCTTCCTGTTATCGTGCGGTGCCCCAAGTGTCATGAAGAGTGGCTAACGGCCATCATTGTTCCGGGAGCGTGGTGGGCTGAAACGCCTGAACGCTGTGCGTCACGAGTGATCTGTGAATATTGTGGGCAGGACGCACCCATGCAGGTTGTTAAAAATGCTGGCAGTCTTGAAGACCATAGTAGCAGCCGGGTGTAAGCGACAGACGCCCGAGTACAGAGCTTATGCTAATGCCAAGCAACGATGCTTGAACCCCAAAGACAAGTCATTTCGTGACTATGGAGGACGGGGCATTACGTTTGGGTTCACGTCTTACATTCAATTTTGGAAAGAACTTGGGAAGCGACCTGTAGGCGGAACGCTTGAACGCATTGACAACGGCAAGGGGTATGAGCCGGGTAATGTGAAATGGGCATCCCACTTGGAACAGGCAAACAATAGAAGACCGTATCCACCCACGCATAAGAGAGTGGGTAAAGGTTACAGTTGGCATAAGAAGGGTAAGAAGTGGTGCGCCAAGATTAGGATCGGTGGTAAAGATTTTCACCTTGGGTCATTTAGTTCAGAACAGGAGGCTCGTTCAGCTTACGAAGTGAAGCTGAAAGAGATGGGAATTGCTTGTATTTAAGCGTGGACCGGGGAAACCCCTGAGTCCAGTTCCACTTGATGAAAAGCGGCTGGATGAGGTGAACGACCGTGCTCACCTGTATCTCAAGAAGTTTCTTGGCTACGATGCGGCTGAGAAAATCTGGGAGACGGGCCAGAAGATTACCGACCTGAGTGAACGGGCGATGTTTTACGCTCAGACCGTGGTGCATGTTGAGAGCGAGTTGAGCGGGAAGCCGTCACCGGCTCGTGATTACGTCCAGTACCGGTGGAAACCTGTCGGGATCAGGGAATTCATTTGTAGTCCGCACTACCTGAACAAAGAGAAGGAAGTCTATCCCGGTGTGCTGGAGGCCGCTGAGGAATTGAACGGTGGTGGCTACGTTGAGGCCATCATGACCGGGGGCATTGGCTCAGGTAAGACCACGCTGGCGCTCTACACGAACGCCTATCAGCTATACCTGCTGTCCTGCATGCACTCCCCGCACAAGCAGTTCAGGTTGGACCCGTCGTCGGAAATCCTACTCGTGTTTCAGTCCATCACGAAGCAGTTGGCGCAGGGTGTGGACTATCAGCGGTTCCGCAACATGATTGAGGGGAGTCCGTACTTCCTGAAGTCCTACCCGTTCCGGAAAGACCTGACGAACAAGTTGGTGTTTCCGAACCGTGTGGAAGTCGTGCCCATTTCTGGTTCAGAGACTGCCGCCATCGGCCAGAACGTGATGGGCGGGTTGATTGATGAGTTGAACTACATGGCGGTGGTGGAGAAATCCCGAGTCGCCGTGGATCGAGGTACCTATGATCAAGCCATCCTCGTCTATAACTCGATTAGCCGACGTCGAAAGTCTCGCTTCATGGAGAATGGGAAACTACCGGGCATCCTCTGCCTTGTCTCATCGAAGAAATATCCGGGGCAGTTCACCGACCAGAAGATGGCAGAGGCCGAGCGCGATCCAACGATATTTGTCTACGATAAGCGGGTCTGGGACATCAAGCCCGATGATTTTGGCAACTCCGGCTGGTTTCAAGTTTTCGCGGGGGACATGACACGGAAGCCGAGAATGCTTGGGAAAGAAGAAGAAGTTGCGGATGATGACCGACCGTTGGTGGTGTCGGTCCCCGAGGAATTCCGGCTGGAGTTTGAGAAGGACGTCATCAACGCCCTGCGTGAGATTGCTGGTGTTAGCACACTGGCTCGTCATCCGTTCTTCTTGGAGGTGGATAAGGTTCACAAGTCGTTCAAGCCACGTCAGTCCATCTTCAGCCAGCCCGTCGTGGACTTCGTCACGCAGCGACTGACACTGTTGAAGGCGAACTTCTGGAACCCCGAGGTACCACGGTTCGCGCACTGTGACTTAGCATTGAGCGGCGACAGTGCAGGGCTAGTTATTGGCACGGTGACTGGCTTCAAGAACGTGTCAGGTGATAAGGGACAGCCTGCCTACATGCCGAACATCTGGATAGACGGTGTGCTAGAGGTACGGCCACCGAAGAACTGTGAGATTCTGCTCAGCAAAATCCGTGAGGTCATCATCGTCCTGAAGAAGATGGGTCTGAACATCGTCTGGGTGACGTTTGACCAGTTCCAGTCCAGTGATTCGCAACAGATTTTGCGGCAGCAGGGATTGATTACCGGGCATCAGAGCATGGATGAAATCCCGAGTCGTGCCTATGACTTCCTAAAGACGGCGATGTACGAAGCACGGGTAGATGTTCCCGCGCATCTCAAAGCCCACCGTGAGATTTTGATGCTGGAGAAAGACGCGAAGACCGGACGCATCGACCACCAACCGGGTGGCAGTAAGGACTGTTCCGATGCGATGGCGGGTGTAGCCTACGGCCTGACGATGCGGCGGGAGATTTGGGGTTTGTATCGTATTCCGACTCTCATGATCCCGCAGTCCGTCTACGCCAATGTGGATAAGCTAAAGAAAGAGCACGAACAACCCAAGTACCACGCAGTGGAAGAGAGTGCCTAATGAATCATCGAGCGTGCAATAACATCGGGGGACGGTTCGTGGCCAATGGCCATCGTGTGACATTCGGTGGTGTTCCGTATGATATTCCACCAACACCGAACACACCGGACATGCACGGGCCGTTGGTGGCGTTCGCGTCTGCCGAAGACATCGGTACGCCTGAATTTGGGACGTGGTTCATGCGATCAGGTGAACAGCCATTCCGACCTACTGGTATTCACTGGCGCTCATGGTGGCCCGGTCGCTTCGCGCCTGATGGCACGTATTACATGAGCGGTAAGCGGGGTGATCTTGGTGAGGACAGTGGTCGGGCGTCGTTCTGGATGATCAGGACTGGTCAGGCGGCTGGTCCGTTTGCTACGGGCACCACGAACATCGAAGGCATCAGCGATTTCAAGGCCGATGGCCAAGGTGGATGGATTCCGATGTGGCAGAACCGGGGCAGGCCATTGATCGTGGAAATTAACCGCACGTCCTACCGATTGCCGTTGTGGACGCAGGCCGGTGAGTGGCTGTACGGACAGATGACCGGGGCCTACGGCGACCAACATATTGCCAAAGACCCGAGCGGTGTGTGGAGACTTGTCACCACCAAGACTCCACCGCCCATCTTCCCGTGTGTGAAGCAGCAGCAGGATGGGTCATTGCTGGTGGCGTGGGTGGGTGACAAGGAGTCGTTCATCTCATCGCATCAGGGATGGCCGGTGCTGGTGATTGAACCTCCGGTGGTGAAGCCACCGAAACCGCCCATCATTGAACCACCGATAGTGATTCCACCGAAGCCGAAACCACCGACTGAAATACGGTCATTGTTTCCGAAAATGGAGCGATTTATGAGCGAGACTGAATTGGTCGTGCGTGCCCTTCAGAAGCAAGTGAACTGGAACCCGAACATGGATGGACGAGGCCACCGTGCCATTTGGGGCAGTGTGCGGCCTGACGGTCCTCTCGTGAACGGCGAGGGGAAGGTCAAGATCGGGGACGAGGTGTCAAACGCCCCGCCTGATCCGCATGGTGAGCACCCTGAAGGTCCACAGGATGACGGCTCCGATGATCAGACGGAAGTGCGGCTCCGTATGCTACCGGGCGAACAGGGTGAGTCGCAGCTTCAACGTATCGACATTCAGTTCACCAACGGTGAGCGGTTGCAGTTGTGTGAGATGCCACCGGACAGTCCCGATCAGTTTGGTGAACTTCAGACTCGTGCTACGGACGCCATCGACATTCAGGAAATGTGGAATGATGGCATCTTGGGCAACGTGGAACAGGTGTTTCACCTGAGTGGTGGCGCACTCCGCGTGATTCGATGACCCGCCCATGGTTCCCGCGTATCCCGAGGTTCATGGTGGCCGAAGGCCCACCACCAGAGCCACCGACGACACCCGGCTGGCCGAACATGGACAAGCTGAACGCAGCCCGAGGTATCGAGATTGGGGCGTTGTATCAAGGCCATAACCTCATCAAGACGTGGGGAGACGCGGACGCTTTCAAGACGAACTGGGCATCGTGTTGCCGTACGTGGGTAGCGTCTCTGTGGGGCATCTGGATCAGTGACAACGGGCTGGACTGGCTGGGCAGACCGATGCGTGACCTCCCCTGTCATACGGCCTATCGGTTCCCGAGTGACGTGTTGGTGAAGCATGTCCAGAGCTACACCAGCATCCTCCGACCACCCGGCCACCGCTGGACGTATTCGAACGGGGATCATTGGCCATGGCAGAACACCTGTATCGGGGAACTGTTTGAGACCACGGTGGATGATGCCTGCCAGCAATATCTGATTAACCCGATGGGGGCATCGCTTCAGGCTGTCAGGAACCGAGAAGATGGCACACTCAGGGTGTATGGATCGGCCAAGGAGCAGACGAAGTTGGCTCGGATGCTACTCGATAACGGGTGGGCCAACGGGATGCAATTGATTGCAGGACCATATGCCGAACGGATTGTGGCGGGAGGGCCGGATGGCACAGGCTATCCGAACCCCTTGGAAGGGTATCAGACGCATTTGTGTAAGAACGGTCAGGCGTGGGAACTGAACATGCCCCGAGTTCCAGACTTGTTCATGGCTCGGGATGGGTCTGACGACTACAATAGCGGCCACGGGGCTATTGTGGGAGTTGAGAGTCTGAACGCCACGTTTGCGTACCGTGGGGCGTCACCAGAGAAGGTCTTTCCGTACGTGTTCACAACATAGGAGAACGCATGGACATTCAGAAGTTCTTAGACGAGAAGTTGGCCGAGAACCCGGAGGCCCAGAAGTACGTCGAGAAGTTGTGGTACATTCCCCATGGCGAGGCACCGCCACCCGAGGTGACGCACACCATCCGGTTGTCGTCTGTGCAGTCCCCAGTGCAACGAGAGATTACGGTGGGGCTGGTAGTCAAGCCACCCTACGCAGCCGCCTTGGACGCCCTTCTGGCGACCGCAGCGACCCAGCCACGGCAATAGCTCAACAGCAGGCCAGTCTAACCGCTGGCCTGCCTACTTGACAAATCAACGAGGGTTTGGTAAAGTAGGGATATGAATTTAGCCCATGGAGGGGAACCGATGACAGAGCCAGAGATTCTGGACGACGATCAAGAAGTTCAGTTGCCAGTGGATGAGTGCCCCCGCTGCCACAAAGTGGCGGAACTTGACGGTGATTCTGAGGCGGGTATCGAGTTTACCCAACCGATCTGTAAGAAGTGCCGCGAGTGGTGTATTCAAGATTTTCAAATGGACGACTTCGACCGTGCCTACGAACGGGCTCGGGCGAATGGATGGGAGGACTAATGGAATCCCAAGTTCCCGTCCGTTACGTGTGCCTGCATTGCCAGTGCTACATTCCGGAGTCCGTGGTGGACCTGCAAGCGATGGTTCACACGACGACGCAGTATTATCCGAACCGCGTGATCAAGAGCTTCGAACGCCACCCAGTGCGCGTGGAGTTTCTAGATACCCGCGCCGAGATGACCGAGGCCGACATGGATGCTATGGCGACCTATTACCAACAGGTGACGCAATGAACTGGGCGCTATTGAAGGAGTTGGGAGCGAAGGCGACTCAAGGTGCGTGGACGACCGCTGACACGTCGAGCGGTGGCCGTATCTTGAAGCGTGGCAAGGAGAACCCGGTCAGTGAGCGTCACCCTCAGTCGCACTTGCAGATTGTGCCTGCCGAGGATGCCGATTTCGTGGCCGCACTGGTGAATGCGTGGCCGGAGATTGTGGCCGACCGTGAGAAGGATCAGGAGCGTATCAAGGAGTTGGAGCAGCGGATCGGGTATTTGGAAACTGATCTGGAGACTGAGGACATATGAAGTACGTCAACACGATTCACGGACGAGTGCCGCTGTGGCGGTGGCGGCTGAAATGGTGGCTGATCGGGAACCGAGAGATATGGTTCAAGCTCGTGTGTATGGCCCGAGGCCATCGCGTGGTGCCTGACGTCAATCGGTTGTATTGCGTGCGCTGTCACCGGGTGGTGCCGCGATGAACCGACGAGAGATGATGCGGCGATTTTCCTGCGTGAATTCGAAGGAGACGGCTATCCGCATGGCGGATTTTAGTCAGGAGAAGAATGGCGCTCGGGTGCAGATGGTCGTGGTGAAGTGGGGCGACGACTTGTTCATCGTTTTCAATTGGAATACGACCAGTAAGGACTTCGACGTGGTGAGAACCATGCCGGTGGTGTATCAAGCGAAGACTGCTTGACAAATGTGCTATTATCTTTGCATGCTCAGGAGGAGCTTGAATGCCGAGACAGATTGCACCACGGCTGGCGTCGGGAGAATCCCGTATTAACTGGGGTGGACGGTTACCATCACATGTGAAAGCGGCTTTGCGGGTGATTGCGCGAGACGAGAAGAAGTCGATGTCGTGGGTGATGGAAGAAGTCGTGATTGACTATTTTTCGTTGAAGCGTCCGAAGTATCGCAGTCGGAAGGTGGCCTGACCCGGAAGGTGGACACGGGCCAAGCCACTGTTGGTAGCGCGTTACCTACTGTTACCGCACGGGGAAACGCTTCGCGGCAAGCTCGTCCACGTAGGCGTTGTGTTCTGCGACCGTCTTGGGACGCCACTTGTAAGGCGTGTGGCCCTTGGGTGGCCGCACCACGGTCTTGGTGGGTGACCCATCGGACGGGAGCACGTCGGGTGTCCAGTCGGTTGGCACGCCACTGACCCCGCCAGCCTGTGCCGCAGGATGTGATGTTGGCTTGAACGGGGATGCTGGTTTCTCGGACGCAGGCGACTTGGTGTCGGCTGTGGTTTCGGTCATGGTGTTGTCTCCCGAGAAGATGATACAGCAAGTCGCGTGCCGAGTGGGTGATTATGAACTGGCGCTGTTTTTGGCTCACACACTTGTGGTATCCGTGGGATTGTGAGAGCCCACAATGTCCATTGCCGCATCGTCAATGTGCTCGGTGTGGAAAGAGACAAACGTATTATGGCCCATTGGGAGGATGGAGGACGCAATGAAGAAGCGGGTTCAGGTCATTCGGTGTTGGCCGGTGTGTAAGCGACCGGGGTGTGGAAAGGCAGCGGCAGTTCAACGGTTTGATAGCCCGTTCAGAGGTTATTGCAGTTCGAAGTGCCATGGTCTAGGCGAGGGATGGCTCGTGCAATCAGTTGCACAAGGGAGATGACATGGCCGAGGTCGTAGTTCAGCAGAACGTAGTAATAAAGGTGACAGAGTCCGAGTGGAAGCTGATCATGAAGTGTCTGGCGATGATGGCTGGAGTGGAAAATCTCAGAAACATCCCGGAAGAAAAGGAAAAGGCGGCTGCGTTGAACAAGCAGTTGCTGGGTCAGCGGGTGTATGTTCTGCGAGGGCAGTTGAAGTCGGCTGAAGATGCGCTGGCCAACACGGAGAACGAAGATTCGCAGGAGGATTCGTTGCCTGCTAGGATGGCCGAAGCTGTAAATCGGGTGAGTGCAGTAGGGAGTCAGGGGCCGGAAAAGATTGATGTGGGTCGCAAGATTGGGGACTGACATGACTACTCTCGTAGTTAAACAGTGCTTTGTCTGTCAGGGCACTGACGACCATGTGTCGGAGATGACAGACGGAGTGTCACGTCATCTGGTGTGTGACAGTTGCCGCCCATTGGTGAACATCATGTTCGCGGTGTATGGGAAGCTGGGAGTAGCGGTGCTGGAGGCGGCTCAGGCGAAGCGCGGATCGAGAGATTGACAAATGATGCCACTGAGGGTATACTTCAGGAATGATTACGCTGGCTCAGAACCGTGTATGGGTCATTTTTGATGATGCCCCAGAGGACTTTGGACCGGAAGGCATCCTCGGGAATGTGGCCTATGCTAGTAAGCTGGATGCTGACTGGGAATTGGGTCAGTTGAAGTCTGATAAGCCTTACGAGCACCAGTATTGCAGCGTGAAGGGGCTGCGTATTATCCCGAAGAAGAAGGTGAAGCGGTGACGTGGCTGTTGTTGGTTATGGGGTGTTTCCCTAGAACCATTGGTGCGTTCGTGTCAGGTCTGTTCGGGGTGAAGAAGGTGAAGCGATGAGAGTGGGGTTCACGGGCACGTCGGCAGGACTGACGAACGATCAGTTGATTCAGGTGCATATGCTGTTGGGCGACCTGCAATTTGGTGGGGCGACACAGGCCACCCATGGCATGTGCATCGGTGCCGATGAACAGTTCCATGGTCAGGCCAAGGGCTTCGGCTATTTCGTGATTGGTGTGCCCGGTGTGAACTTCAAGGGTGATCCCTTCAAGCGTGCCAACGTGGTCTGCGATATGGTGGTGCCGCCGAGACCGTTCCTTGTTAGGAACCGGGACATTGTGGCCGAGTCCGATGTCATCATTGCGTGCCCGAGGGAGACGACGGAGCAGTTTCGTGGCTCCGGCACGTGGGCGACTATCCGATACTCTCGACAGGCCAAGAAGCCGCTGGTAATTGTGTGGCCGGATGGTTCAGGTATCGTGGAGCATGTGGCCGGTGTGAAGACGTTGGCCGAGTATCGAGAGATGCAGCATAAGGAGAGTCATGAGCGACGAACGGAAGTACCAATTACCCCCTGAACTACCGTCTGAAGACCCACAGATGACGGTGGAGGCCCTGAAGCACGTCGTACAGGAGTTGACCCACAAGATTCACTTTCTCGTCCAGTGGGCCGACGAGAAGGGTCTACTGGAAGACCATCAATTTGAGTTTCCGGATGGTGACGTGTGGAAAGCCCGAGACGTGGAACCACCGAAATGAGAACGGCGATCATCCTCGTGGGAGTTGTGCTCATGGTGGTGGGGTACATCGTGGCGTTGTGGGTAGTACCTGATATTGTGGGATGGGTGGATTGACAAACGCCAGTT